AAAGTTGTCAAGGAAGCCAAGGCGCAAGCTGGGGAGCACGCTGATGAGATCGACACAGAAACGGGCGACGTTAAAAACGGCTGGGATAAGATGATGGATAAAGTTGATAGCGCTTGGGGTTGGATCAAAGGTCTATTCTCAGGTGACGATAAGAAATCAAAGCCTAAAGAATCAAAGAAGAAGTCAGCTCCAAAAACTGCACCCCGGTCATTAGGCGGCAACCAGATAGGAGCATACGCCAAAGGAACGTCAGCCTCCGGGCACCCGGGCGGCCTTGCTATTACAAGTGAAAAAGGGCGCGAGTTGATTCATGAGCCGGGTGTCGGTACTTATCTATCAGGCAATAACGGGCCGGAATTGCGGAACCTTCGCCCGGGTTCTTCTGTTCTTCCGAATAAACATACGGAACGACTCTTGAAAAATTACGGTTTTCCGGGATATGAGGGCGGTATCGGTAAATACTTCGACTGGATCATGAAAGGTGCTGATTTCCTATGGGATAAAGCAGCCGGTATGTTTGGTATTGCCGATAAGCTAATACCGAGTTGGTTCACCAAAAACAGTGGCAGCCCTTTAAAATCCGTTGGAAAGCTTGCGATCAAAGGCATAGATAGCCTTATGGGATCTGTCGGATCATTCTTTACTGGCGGCGGTGGCGGTTCTGCTGCCGTGAAAAAGTGGGTTGCGGAGGCTCTATCTATAAAAGGACTTGGACCTCAATATGCTTCGGCATTAGAGACTATTGCGATGAAAGAGTCAGGGGGTAACCCGAATGTCGTAAATACATGGGATTCTAACTGGAAGGCAGGGCATCCATCACAGGGGCTTATGCAATTCATCCCGAGTACCTTCAACGCTTATAAGGAGCCGGGGCACGGAAATATTAAAAATCCGGTTGATCAGGTATTGGCTTCAATCAACTATCTCAATAGAAGATATGGCGGCATCTTAAATCATCCGGGGCTCGTTTCTATGTCTAAGGGTGGTCCTTATGTGGGTTATGAAATGGGCGGTACATCTCCGGGATCTGGCGGAACGAAACTTGCTGCATTGAATGAACGAGGATATGACGAGCATATAATCACGACTGATCCTAAATATCGTGAGCGCGGTATCGGAATATGGGCGAGAGCCGGGGCCGAGCTTGGCGTTTTGTCCCAAACTGTTCCGGAAATCCCTTCAATTGAACCGATTACGCAGCGCCAAGACGTTCAAATTGCATTGCTGCAAGAGCAAAACAGTTTCCTCAAGACCATTGTAAACTCGGTAGAAGGCGGCATTACAGTTGTTGCCGATGTGAATACGTTGGGGGATGCAATCGGGATGAGATCGGAGAGAATCGCGAATCAGAAAATCCTTTTGCGGGGAGCATTGTAAGCCAATGAAAGAACTAGATTTAATATTGCCAGATGGATCATATATAAGTGAGCGCCTAAAGGGTGTCTCACTTCTTTCATTTAAGCCAGAATCAGCGAGATTCGAAAGAAACACATCTAACACCCATCCGTTACGGAATGGGCTGTTAATGCCGAGAAAAGGCAATAAGGGACGATATGTCGAGCGTAAAGTTGTCGTGAAATTGCTTATAAATGCGCGTAATTCGCAGCATTTTCACTTGATCAGGGATGACCTTTCCAGACTTTTCACAAGCGAAGACCCTTTTTATATTGGTTACACGTATCAGCCTAACAAAAGATGGCTTGTTACAGGAGATGACGGCTTTTCTTTGGAACAAGACTCTAACAAAACGTGGAAAGAGCAAGATATTACGCTTACTGATATTCAAGGGCTGGCAGAATCGCTCTATGATACATCAGTGCCTTTTAAAATTGGCAAATGGAGCCTTGGAATGAATATGGGTAAAATTGAAAATCCCGTTTACTCATTCAAAAATACAAATCGTTTTGAAGTCTATAACTTGGGAGATGTGGAAGTGTCCCCGATTGATCATAGATATGACGTCGAGATGTATTTTGAAGGCAAAGATATTGAGATTTTGAACGAAACGACCGGGAAAAGCTATACATTGGTAGGCAGCCAGTCGAAAGAAAACAAGCTGAATTTGCGTAAGCATTATACAGTGAATGGATCAACGATTGTCACAACAAAAGGGGCCTGTTTCCCGCCTCTGGCGCCCGGTAAGAATAAATTCAAGATCATTAATGCGACATATAGCGAAATTAAGTTCCTGACACACTTTTATTATAAATAGGGGGTGATCCTTTTGAGTGTTATGTATGTTTTGGACAAGATGAACAATACACCGTACTTAATTCCAGATGTGGACGCGGTATTGACGGATAGCATCGACGGTACAAAGGACCTGACGTTTTCTATTACTCTTACTCAAAACAATGTGATTCCTTTCAATGCATTGGTGGGGAGAAACTTTATACTCGTTGATGAAATCAAGCATAAGAGCCAACGGTACTTTATTAATTCTCCGACTATCAGACAGGAAGGCGAGCAGCTGGCAAAGGACATAACAGCTACCCATATCTTTGCCTTTATGTTGGGGAAACATTACAGAAGCGGATCGATTAGCGGTACAAAATCACTTGATGATGCTTTTAAATTTGCTTTGAGCGGTAGCGGGTTCACCTATGTCATTATGAAAGATGCAAAAAACATTTCTCCTCAAAAACTTGAGGGATTCGGAAATAAATACGCATTGGAACTGATGAAAGATATTATTTCAACTTATTCAGTTGAATTAGATGTTGATAACACAACGATTTATGTATATTCAAGAATCGGCAAGAAATTAAGGAAAAAGCTGCATTCAGGTGTCAATCTGACGTCCTTACAAATCACAACCTCAGAGGATAACACCTATACCCGAATAAAAGGCTACGGCAAGAAGAAAGACGAAAAAGACATTCTTAGTGATCAGTCCATTTCCTACGATTCAAAAACGGGAGAGTGGTCTTATGATTCATCTTTGAAAGCCGATTACACGAAGAAAATAGGGGCTACATTTACTTTTTCGTTTACAGGGACAGGATTCAAATTCAAGACGCTTGTCTCTAAACTCGGAGGTAAATGGGAGTTTAAAATAGATGACCAAACCAAAACAATCTCGGCCTATAGCGATTCTGATCCTAAAGAAAAAACATTCGATGTTATTCGCGGTTTAGATAGCAAGACTCATAAAGTCGTAGCGACGTTCAAAGGGAAAGACAGTAACAACCCTAACACCAAGGGAACTAAAGGCGCAGCGCCGGTTATGTACCTGTTACGCGGGGATATTCTTACAATCTATCGTTCATTCAAGAATGAAAATGAGGAATACGTTTTCCCTCCGGTTGTTTACATTCACCCGGATGAAAAAAAGTATTTGATCGAGGGAAAGCCTTCGTGGGCTCCTGATTACACAGACGATTCCATCACAAAGGAATCGGACATGATCAAGATCTTGAAATCAAAGGTAAATCCTTACGCAGAAACAAGCTATTCTGTAAATTATCATGAGGTGTTTGAGCTGCTTGAAATTGAGGAGCCAGTATCAAAAGGCGATACAATAGAGGTTTTTGCTGAGACTGCTTTAAACGGTATTACCTTTGAGGATTCAATAAGAATTACGGCCATATCATACAATCCGAACGATTTAACGCAAGCGCCAAGCCTCACGATTAATGGCGGGAGGAAAACCCCCGAGGATCGAATTGCAGAGGAGAGGCAGCGCGCCAAGGAGACAGAACGTTCATTGCGGGCAATTAAAAATGAATACGCTGCGCAGATTTCTGCGATGAAAAATGAGCTGCAGCAAGCAATTTTAAACAGCCAGCAAAGTGACTACCCTCAAACATTTCCTTACACGCTTCAATATGTGAGCGGGATATGGTCCGTACCGTCTGGCGGTGGGTTTACTACCACGTTAGAAAAAGAGATTGTGCTCAATACGGATAATGAAATCAATATCAAATATGTTTCGTCTGAACCTTCATCGCTATTGAAACAAAGCGGAATCGCCGTGTCCGTCGATTATGACGGGAGAACGGCGGATCATTTTATTGTGACTTTTTATCAAAATGGACAGCAAATCAATCCGGATACATTACCTGAAAACTCTAAAGTAACGGTTTTGATTAACGGATTCATGGAGGAGTGAGATGAGTGGCGATTTATTTAGATAAAAATCATACATTAGACCCCGCCTCCGGCCTAGTGGATACCCTTAATGAAAATGCGAGGCTTTCAGAGTTAGCAATCAATGAAAATTACAGCAGACTCAATGCACATAAAAACGCGCTGACCGCCCATAAATCAAGTCAAATTGATCATGGCGGTCTTTCTGTTTCTACAGAGATAGAAACGTTAAAGACGCGCTGGGATAACATGATGACCGAATCTGACGGGACCAATATTAAAGAAGTTTTGGACATGCGGGTCAATCACAAAGGAAAGCTTTTTGGATCGGCAAATGCCCGGCTAGTGGAGGATGAAAAAGCCATTGATCAGTTGAGCGCAGCCATTCAAAAAGAATATGAGTTTGATTATACGACTGTCCCAGCTGTCTATCATACAAGTTTAAATCTTGCCGATAGGACCGTGCTGCAGTGCTTTGTAATTGATGAGGAAACGGGCGAGATATACGCGACACAGGTTGCTACTGGAACCACAGACGCGAGTGAAAGCTATGTCATTACCAGGATGAATAAAAACGGCGTAATGCTTGATAGCATGAAATTAATTCATGGTGGGCACGGTACCACAATTGGGCTTGAGAGAGAAAACGGTCAGGTTTATATCTGGTCTAATTATAATGTGGTGGATGCGAACGGCAGCACAATTGGGAATGACCTTGTCAGATTCCCATATACAGCCGGCGCGACATTAAACGGCGGTAACGGTGGAATTGCACGTTACAGCAAATTCACAGAGGCTTATGTGACTCCTGTAATTGATCAGAAAAACGGTTTGATTGCTTTTCGTATTAAAGGCAGCAACGATGACAGCGTTGTTGAGCTGCGGAAATTGTCAGAAGTAAAACGGGGCGTCAATAACGTTCTCGGGACTGTGGAAATACCGCATGACCTCAACTATCTCCAAGGATTCACAATAGATAATTACGACTTGTATTGGTACACAGGCGATACAAACAGCATCACCTATCCGGCGGAATTGTCTTTATTCAGTTTTAAAGACGGGAAGCTCAAAAAGCGGATTACGTGTGACTTTGGCCGAGGACCTGACGGGAAATACGAGGGGGATTTTCGTGAACCGGAATCGGTCTTTCTTTATACGGACCCGGTGACCGGGAAGAAATCACTTTTCGCAGCCATTGCGACCGGTACAGTTGGCAAACGTCTTGCGAAAGTTTACGCCTATCACTCAAAAGATAATGCGGCCACATTCGCAGCAGACTTATCACAAGGATTCCAAGGCTATTCTTTGACCAAAAACAACGGCTCTGCAAAAAGCCTGCCTGATGGACTAACAAAGCTCAAAGACTATCGAAAAGTTGGCTATTATTACATGAAAACAGCGGAATCAAACAAGATGACGGATCATCCAGATGGCGGCGATGCGGGTTGGTGGCTGCAAAATGCACCGGCTGACGGCTCCGGGTCTGTTATCCAAACTCTCACACGAAACTCAACGGGCCGGTCAATTAAAATCTTTACTCGTGTTGTTACTGGTGAGGGTGCTGCCGGGGAATGGACTGAGCTCATGTCCAGTCAACAAAAGGAATGGATAGACCTTCCCCTTAAAAACGGAGCTTCTAATCCGGACACAAGCAATAAACTGCAGTATGCCATAAATGGCGGAATTGTTCATATTCGTGGAAGAGTGAACATCCCGGAAAAAGACGGTGTCGTGTTCGCCATTCTGCCGGCAGGAGCAAGGCCTCTTAAAAGCTGGTTTGAAGGTTGTCAGGTTGGGGGAACGACGGGCGACAGAAAAATAACTGTTCGAAGCAATGGAGAGGTGGCGGCATTGGGGTTTATGGTCCACAGTGTTGACAACGTCACTTATACCTACGTCAATATTAACTTCCCGTTAAATTAAGGAGGGGAATCATGATCTATAAAGATGCTGCGATAAGTGCCAATGTTGGCACTAGTACCGGTGCTTTCAGGAACACAAACATAAATTTCAGTACACAAGATATAGGGACTGCCAAATTGAGCTTTCATTTGTTCAAAAATGGCGTCCCTTTACCTTTGTCCGCAGTCACCGGAAAGCTTGTCATGCTGATGGCTGACGGGAGTAAATTCATCAAAAATATAACGATTGTCGATAAGCAAAACGGCAAGGCGGAGTATGTTTTGACAAGTGATGAGATTAAGCATTACGGCAAGATTCAGGCGTCGCTCAATCTCTATTACAACAATAAACAATCATTGGGAATCATTAAGTTTACTTTTGAGATTAATAAGGATTTAATCGACTCAGATATTGCGCCAAGTGCTGAGTATTATATCGAAGACTTTGAGGACTTAAAGCAGTCAGTTGAGACAATAGTTGCTGACCTTCAAGAGAAGTTTAAAGACTTGGATAATGTTGAGACGAAGACGGGCGCGCAGGAAAAGGCTGATGCTGTCCAGTCAAATTTAGACACTCATACAAGCGACAAAGCCAACCCTCACGGCGTTACAAAAAGCCAAGTAGGGTTGGGGAATGTAGACAATGTGCAGCAAGCTCCTAAACAAGATTTTGACTTGCATGTATCGGATGCAGTCAAACATATCTCTTCTAGCGAGAGAACAAAATGGAATAACGGTCAGAATTTCAGAATAACTGCAGAGAATGGGACACAGAAATACAATCTCACAGAAGGCTCTTTTTATGATTCGCTCAAAGATGTGGGGACTGTATCTTTTTACGGGACCAACGCTGTCACGGATAATCCGTCATCATCAAGCTTGCGCGGCCTGCAGCTAGTTGGACAGCCGGGGATTGGCATTGGCTACGCTGTGGATGTGAACGGTAATGCTTGGTGGTTCTATTACAATTCGAATCATACAAAGATCAATTGGTTTCCTGCTGAATCCATTGCGGGTGCTCAGTCAAAGGTAGATGCTCACGCCAATAGAAAAGACAATCCACATGCAGTAACAAAAGCACAAGTTGGGCTGGATAAAGTCGATAATGTCCAGCAGGCACCTTTGACGGAGTTTAATGCCCATAATTACAATGCTATTCGTCACATAACACAAATTGAAAGAGATAAATGGAACGGCGGCCAGCTGGCAAAGCTGACAAAGGATGACGGAAAACGGACTCAATTAGCTGACGGGGCTGATATTCTTACGCTAAGCTCTGGGTTTTATTTTGCTTCCGGAAATCTAGTGAAAAACAACCCCGTTTCAAATGATAGCTCATGGTTCAATTATGACGTTATAGATGGTGATTCCGGGAGAAAATCAATCCTCGCTTGGAGGAGTTACGATAACACTATGTGGCACGCTACGGTCCACACTAACGGCGTTTTTAAAGGATGGAAAAAGCTTATAACAGACGTCGATTACGAGGGTATTACTTGGCAAAACGTCACACTGAAAAACGGAGCAGCTAATGGAGACAGGCCATTCCAGTATGCAAAGTGGGGGAGCTGGCTTTTGTTCAGAGGACAGATCACAGCACCGCGGGAGGTCGTGATTGGTTCAATACCTTCCTCTGTGGTTCCGAGTAGCGGCGCGGTTGTTCTTGCGTCAACGACCGGAATAACTGGTATTTGTAAACTCATTGTTTTCGGCTCGGGAGATTTAAAATTGACTGGTTTAATGTCCAATGATAACAACGCAGTAACCGGCTATTATATGGATGTTAACCCGATTCCATTAGATTAAGGAGGATAAGAATGTTACAGGTTTATAGATATGATGAGAATTTTGAATATGCTGAGCCGGTATTGGTTACAGAATTGGACGAGACAGGCAATTATGTTATCCCAGCTGACTGCACGACCGTTGCTCTGCCTGATTCTCCTTCCTTGTTCAAACCAAAGTTTGATCCTGAGAATCAGGAATGGACAGAAACAGCCACACAGGAAGAGATTGACGAGATTTTAAGCATTGGAGCAACTGATGTGTCGCCGGTAAGTCAATTAAAAGAACAAAACGCGTTGCTGCTCATGCAGTTGGCGGAAACGCAAAAACAATCGCAAGAACAAGCCGAAACAATAGCGAGTCTATTAATGTCTTTGACTGAAAAAGGAGTGTTGTAAATGGAATGGTTCAAATGTATTCAATACTGCTACAGCTGGAAAGCTTACAACGATGAAGATGTTGCTAAATACGTAGAATTAGGCAAGATCACAGATATTCAATACAAAGAAATCACCGGAAAGGATTACCCGACTCCCAGCGACGCCCCTTCTGGGGAAACTAGCGAACCTGCTGGGGCTGAATAAAGAAGGATAAACGCTTAATAGGCGTTTTTATTTTTGCCTCTAAGGAGGTGATAACAAGAAATGGAGGAGACAACGGTGTTTATTAATTTTGAAACATTGGATTTAGCGAGAGTTTATCTGTTTGGAGGTGTGAAATATCTTGATTTAATGCTGGTGCTAAACATCATTGATATCCTTACCGGTGTGGTGAAAGCGTGGAAGTTTAAGGAGCTCCGCAGCCGTAGCGCATGGTTCGGTTATGTGCGTAAGATGCTCAGTTTTCTGGTGGTCATTGTGGCAAATATCGTAGATACAATCCTCAATCTGAACGGTGTCCTGACATTTGGAACCGTTCTTTTTTATATCGCCAATGAGGGGCTTTCCATTACGGAGAACCTGGCACAGATCGGCGTCAAGATTCCGGCTGCCATTACGGACAGGCTTCATGTAATCGAAAACGACAACGAACAAACAAATGATAAAGACGAACAGGCTGCTGGATAAAACCGGCGGCCTTTTCTATATCAAAAATAAAGGAGAGAACACTTATGACAATCACAGTGAAAAAGAATCTTGTATCAGAAGCAAAATACGGTTTGAAATGCCCTAATCACATGGACGCTGAATACATTACCATCCACAATACAGCCAACGATGCGACAGCTGCCAATGAGATCAGTTATATGATCGGGAATACAAACTCGACAAGCTTTCACTTTGCAGTCGATGACAAAGAGGTGCGGCAGGGCATTCCTACAAATCGTAATGCATGGCACACAGGGGACGGTAAAAACGGCACCGGTAATCGTAAGTCGATTGGTGTCGAAATCTGTTACAGCAAGTCCGGGGGCCCTAAATACAAGGCAGCAGAAAAGCTGGCAATCAAGTTTGTGGCGCAGCTGCTTAAAGAGCGCGGCTGGGGAATTGATCGTGTCCGCAAGCATCAAGACTGGAACGGCAAGTATTGCCCGCACCGTATTTTGTCAGAGGGTAGATGGGATGATGTAAAAGCTGCAATTGAAGCAGAATTGAAGGCTCTGGGCGGGAAAACAACTTCTAAACCGTCATCATCTGCGCCTAAAGCTTCTGGGGGCACTTACACAGTCAAAAAAGGCGATACTCTTTCCGTAATTGCAAAAGAGCATGGGGTGAGTGTGGCAACTCTGCAAAGCTTGAACGGTATCAAAAACCCGAATTTGATCAAGGTCGGACAAGTATTAAAGCTCACAGGCTCAAGCACTTCAAGCCCTAAACCAAGTAGCAAAAAACGTCCTATGCGCTGCCTTCTGGCAGCTATAAAGTAACAAGCCCTATGCGAAAAGGGGATGACGTAAGGCGGATTCAAAAAGCGCTAGCTGCTCTTTATTTCTACCCGGATAAAGGGGTAAAGAATAACGGCATTGACGGTTTGTATGGTCCGAAAACAGCAAATGCAGTCAAACGGTTTCAATCAGTAAATGGCCTGACTGCTGACGGCATTTATGGGCCTGAGACTAAAGCGAAGCTCGAATCCCTTCTTAAATAAAAAAGCCCTTCCCGATTGGGAGGGCTTTTTCTTATTTAATAGATACGTGATGTGTGTACCAGTTTCCGGTTGCAGTGAATCGTAATTCCATATGGCCGTGGCGGTTACCTCCATACTTTACAAACGTGTAATCAGAATTGGCGATTGCATCCTTAGCCGTTTTGTCAATGTTTGCAATTTTTTGGAAGTGATTTTGCCATTCCAGCCAACAAAACCTGAAGCGGATGCACTTGGCGGACTTTCCCACTTTGTTATTTTCTTGCCGTATTCGTATGAATAGTTGTCACTTACTCGAATATCATATAATTTTATCCCTGTAAACTTTACAGCGTAATAGCCACTTGCAGTTTTATTTTGGGTGGCCTGTGTTTTTATCTTTTCCATTCCCATATCTGTACTGACGCCCATTTCCACAGTGAAACCATTATCGAGATCAATTTCTTGATATGGATGATTTTTACTGACATGCATACTGTTTAAAGCCTTATTCACTTCTTTTACAGTTGGGATTTTCTCAGATGAAAGGGTTCTCAAGTTTTTTGTTTTGTTATCTCGTGAAAGGTCGCCTTATCAATAATCAGATCAGAATTCTTGTCCACTTTTTCAACAGCATCTGCACTTTGAAGACTAAACAGAGATGAAAAACTCAAAGCTAGGGCAAAAACCACACCCACAAGTAACTTTTTCATTTTATCCCTCCTTAATGTTTTCGTCCCCATCTTATCTTAATGTATAATATTGGTAAATAAGACGAAAGTAACAAATGATGCTTTTGATTAAAGTATTAGACTTTGAAGGAACGGGAAGATCGAAAAGTAAATGAATGTTTTTACCCATTTAAACAACCATATATCAGGTGTATATTGGATTGTAGGGGAGGGATATCATGGTCAAGATCATATTGGCATTTGTTTATCTATTTGGCTTCGTTGTGTTGAGCAATTGGGCTTTCGACGGAATATTTTCAGAGAGCTATTTCTCGCCGATCGGTTTCCTTTGGTCTATTTTATTTACATTTTTCACAGGGGTTTATACCGGTTTGCCTTTAATCTACAAAAAGTATACTCAATCAAGCCGTTTGACTTTGAAAAGTAAAAAGCCAATTTATTTCACTATCGGTACAGCTGTTATTCTCTTTGGGCTTTATTTTCTCAAAAACGAAATCGCCCCCTATTTGATGCTATGTGGCTATTTTTTAACTCTGGCATCAGGTATAGCCCTGACCATCTTATTACAGCCCAAAACCAACAACTGTAAAACAGTATAACCAACAAGAACTAATGAAAGCCCGTCTCATAAGGCGGGCTTTAAATAATCCATATTTTCTTTTCTTTATCCCATGAAAGAGCGCCTTTGCGGATCAAGCTTTTTGTGGTCTCGCGTATTTCTTGTTCGCTTTTCCCGGTCTTTCTTTTTAGTTCTGGCAAAGTCGGGTTCTTTCCATATAAACGCATGTTTACAATGATCTGATATAACTTACGTTCAAAATCATTCAT